AGCCAAATCTATATGAGTGTTGAGGTAATTAAGAAACAATTAGATGAAAACAAACAAGATATATAATACTGATTGTCTTAAAACACTTTCTAAAATACCTGATAATTATATTGACTTAACAGTTTTTAGTCCTCCATATGACAACTTAAGAGATTATAAAGGTTATTGCTTTGATTTACATAAAATAGGCAAAGAACTTTATAGAGTTACTAAAGATGGTGGTATTATAGTAATGGTAATACAAGATGCGACTATAAAAGGAAGAAAAACACTAACAACATTTAAAACAATAATTGATTGGTGTGATATAGGTTTTGGACTTTTTGAAACAGTTATATATAATAGACAAGGAGTAGAGGGTGCTTGGTGGACTAAAAGGTTTAGAGTAGACCACGAATATATACCAATATTTGTGAAAGGTAAAAAACCAAAATACTTTAATAAAGAATCTATAAAGATTCCAAGTAAACACGCAGGTAAAACGATTACAGGAGCAGCAGTAAGAAATAAAGATGGAACACAGAAAAAAGCAAGAAAGGTTTATATAAACCCAATGAAATGTTGTGGTACAGTAATGAACTTTGGAAATAGTTGTGGAGATGGCTCAAAACTAAAACATAAGCACCCTGCTGTTTTTCCTGACAAAATACCATACGATTTTATAAATGTATTTACACAAAAAAATGATATAGTGTTAGATGTAATGTGTGGTAGTGGTACTACTTGTCTTATAGCAAAAATATTAAATAGGCAATATATAGGAATAGAAATTAGTAAAGATTATTGCGACATCGCTAACGAAAGAATAAAACACATTGACACAAAACTTAAAAAACCTTCGTTATATAATTGATTAATCAATCTTTTTCAATTATGGATAAACGTATAAACAATGGTGGTAAGAGAGAGGGTGCAGGTAGAAAACCGAAGACAGAAGAAGTCAAACTAATAGAGAAGCTTACACCACTTGAGCCACTAGCATTTGAAGCTCTAAAAAAAGGTTTAGAGAAAGGCGACTTTAAATATGTACAACTATACTACAATTATGTAGCAGGTAAACCTAAAGAAACAAAGGACATACACATAAACGAAGATGTACCTTTATTTATTGATTAATGCAACTAACCAAAACCTCAGCACTTAACAAACTAAGAGAACTTGACAAAAGAGTTCGTATAATTAGAGGAGGTTCTTCAGCAGGTAAAACTATTGGCATTATAGCAATCCTTATAGACTATGCAATAAGACACAAGGGAAAAGAAATAAGCATAGTAGCTGAATCAATACCACACTTGCGTAGAGGTGCTTTAAAAGACTTCTTAAACATCTTAAAAGGACTGAATAGGTATGATGATAGAAAGTTCAACAAGAGTACCTTAAAATACGAATTTAGTAATGGCAGCTATATAGAGTTCTTTAGCACAGACCAGCCAGACAAGCTAAGAGGAGCAAGAAGAACAGACTTATTTATAAACGAGTGTAACAACGTCAGCTTTGATTCTTACCAACAACTAGCAGTAAGAACGTCTGGCAATATATGGCTTGACTTTAATCCTGCCAATTTATTCTGGGTAGATAAAGAGCTTGTAGGACAACAAGACGCAAACTTTATAACGCTTACTTATAAGGACAATGATAGTTTACCAGAATCAATAATAAAAGAAATAGAGAAAGCAAAAGTAAAAGCTAAGACCTCTACATATTGGGCTAATTGGTGGAAAGTATATGGACTAGGACAAATAGGTAGTTTAGAGGGTGTGTGTATTCCTGATTGGAAACCTATAGACCAAATACCACAAGAAGCTAGATTATTATGTGCAGGTCTTGACTTTGGTTATTCTGTTGACCCCTCAACTATTATAAGATTATATAAATGGAATGATGCTTATATCTTCGATGAGGTATTGTATCGTAAAGGAATGTTAAATAGAGACCTCAGCTATTTCATCAAACAAAACGAGATACGAGAAAATATTTACGCAGATAGCGCAGAGCCTAAATCAATTCAAGAGCTGAGGAACTATGGGCATAAAGTATTTCCTGTAACAAAAGGCAAAGACTCAATAGTCTATGGTATTAACTTAATCAACCAAAACGAAATCTACATAACAAGCCATTCAAAGAATCTTATAAGAGAATTACAAGGTTATGTATGGGATAAAGACAAAGAGGGAAACAATTTGCAAAAACCTACAGGCACACACCCAGATTGTATTGATGCAGCAAGATACGCTTTAATGATGCAACTAAAGAATCCTAATAAGGGTAGATATACAATAAGTTAGTTTCTAAAACTTTTATTTATTACGTTATATATATATGAAAGTAGACGTAAAGATTCCAGACACCCTTAGTGAGATTACTCTAGGGCAATATCAAAAGTATATTAAGATACAAGAGCAAAACGAAGATGAAAACTTTATAGCTCTTAAAATGTTAGAAATATTTTGTGGTTTGAAAGGTCAAACAGTACTTAACATGAAAACAAAAAGCATAAAAGAAATAACTGATATTCTAGTAAAAATGTTTTCTGAAAAACCTCCACTTGTAAGAGAGTTTAAAATGAATGGTGTTAACTATGGTTTTATACCAAACTTAGAAGATATGACTTTTGGCGAATATATTGACCTAGATACGTTTGTAGGTAAGACAGAAGATTTACATAAAGCTATGGGAGTTTTATATAGACCAATAACACATAAAAGAAAAGAATTATATTGGATACAAAAATATAAAGGCGACGACACTAACTTAATGAAAGATATGCCAATGGATGCAGTTTTTAGTTCCATGCTTTTTTTTTATCATTTAGGGACAGACTTGTCGAGAGTTATGCTGAACTATTTGGAACAGGACAACGAGGAGAATATAGCGCAGCAGCTAATTTCTCTCGAAAATGGGGATGGTATCAATCGCTTCAAGGACTCGCTCAGGGAGATATTACAAGAATTGAAGATATCACTAAATTAAATCTGCATACTTGTTTGTATGCTTTAAGCTATATGAAAGACAAATCAGAACTCGAATCGAGACAAATGAAAAGTAAATTTAAAAGATGAGCAATCAAGGAGTAAGAGGATATTATCAAATAACAGACACCATTAAGACTAATCTATTAGCAGATGAAAATGTCAATACTGTAACAACAGGCGATATATTTGACATTGACTTAGCTAAACAAACTATATTCCCATTAGCTCATATTATAGTAAACTCTGTAGCGATACAAGAAGCAGTCCTCAACTTCAACATTACTATTATGTGTATGGATATAGTAGACGAATCGAAAGACGAAACAACAGACTTATTTAGAGGTAACAACAACGAGCAAGATATCCTCAACACACAACTAGCAGTAGCAAACAAATTAGTAGGATTATTAAGCAAAGGCACATTATACCAAGACAAATATCAATTATCTGGTGATGCTTCTTGTGAGTTCTTTTATGAAAGGTTTGAGAATAGATTAGCAGGGGTAGCTTGTACTTTTAATGTATTAATATCAAATGATATAAACGTATGCAGTTAACCGAAGTAAAAGCAGAATTAGAAAAGTTTGCTAAGCATGTTATAAAACAAGCTAGAACTAATTTATCAAAAAGAAAAAAAAATAGTTCAAAGAGACTATATAATAGTTTGGGTTATAATATAAACGCTAATGAAGAAAGAGTAAACGTAATTTTTCAAATGGAAGATTATGGTAAGTTTCAAGACGAGGGAGTAAGTGGAACAAAAACAAAATATAAAACACCTTATAGATATAAGTCTAAAATGCCACCAACTAAGGCTTTTAGTCAATGGGTTGTTAGAAAAGGTTTAAAAGGTGTAAGAGATGAAAAGGGAAAGTTTATTGCAAGAAAAAGTTTACAATACTTAATAGCAAGAAGTGTATTCTTACATGGGATAAAACCAAGTATGTTTTTTACTAGACCCTTCAATCAAGCATTTGACAAATTAGAGCCAGAGCTACAAGATAAATTTGGCATAGATATAGAAAACTCAATAATTGATTTTGAATAATGGCTAATATATTATTAAGAAGTCCATATTATGTAACAATAACAACAGCAGGTCATTTATCTGCTCAACTTGCATTGACCATAGATGGCACACTAAGATATACAATACTTAAAAACGCAATAAGTAACAGAACAGTATTTGAGATTGCTACATTATGTAAAGATTATTTCAACGCAGATTATGATGCTTTAGATACAGTAAGTATATCTTATGTTGTTACTACTTTTACTGCTATAGATGGAGGAGGTACAGGCACAGCTCAAGGTGCAGTAACTCATACAGGTTATTATGGATATAGTGAATTTTGGGATGGTGTTAACCAAGACTTCGACCCAGATGACTTTGAATTAACAAACTCTGGTGGAACACAAATATTATACTTGCCAGACAACACAGCTAGTTTTGCATGGGACATGAATAGTGGAACTGCAACAAAAACAACTATTAGCACAACTGACACAAGCAAGGCAGCAGCTTCTGGTAATTATACATGGACTATTGAAAGAGTTTGTCCTGCTAAATATACTGCTGTTCAGATGAGGTTTATTAATAAAAATGGAGTGCCACAAGAACAATACTTTTTTCTTAAATCAGTTGAAAGCGTAGCAACAAAAAGCGAAACATTTAAAAGAAATATATTTGTTCAATCTACATCGAGCTATGGCATAAGAGACCACCAAACTAAAACATTTAATAAAACAGGCAAGAAACGATTTACCTTAAACACAGACTATCTAGCAGAAGCATACAATAAAGTCATAGAAGATATTTTGCTTAGTGAGTATGTCTGGATATTAGTAGATTCTAAATATCACCCTGTAACTGTTCTTACAAGTTCTTTTACAAAAAAGACATCATTAAATGACAGATTGATACAATACACAATAGAGGTTGAGGACGCTAACGACATTATGAATAATATAGTATGAGGCGTGAGGTACAATTATTTATATCAGATACTAGAGTTGATTTGTTCCAAGATGAAACAATTAGCATTACAGATTCTTTACAAAATGTCTCAGACATAAGTAAAATTTTCTCGCCTTTTTCTAAACAATTTAATTTACCTGCCTCAGCTACAAACAATATACTTTTTAAGCATTATTATAACTTTGATATTACAGGTGGTTTTGATGCTAGGTTTAGAGTTGATGCAAGAATCGAAATAAACCACGCACCATTTAGAACAGGTCAAATAAGACTTGAGGGAGTAACTATGAAAAACAACTTACCTCATACATATAAAATTGTCTTTCTAGGTGAGGTTAGTAATTTAAATGATATTTTTGGAGATGAGGAACTAAGCTCTCTAAATGGTTTGTCTACTTATGACATTAGTCTAAGTAACAATGATTTTATACAAGCGTTCAAAGTAGGTTTACAAAGCACAGCAACAGATGCAACAAGCACAGCTAATCGTAACATAGTAGTTCCAACAATACTGTTAAAAAACTTTTATACATACGACACGCCAAGCACAAACAGATTAGATAATGTAGCATTTACAACTTTACAAGAAGATTTAAAACCTGCGATAAAAATAAAAAGAATTATTGAAGCCATACAAACTCAATACGACATAACCTTTAATATGGCAGATGAGGGAAGTATTAAAACGTTTTTTGGCTCTGATGTATTTGATGAATTGTACTTATGGTTGCATAGAGAAAAAACACCTATAACATTACCTGAAACAAGTCCACCTACTTTTGGAGTAGATACTGCAACAAAAAGTAAAAAGCTTACATTTGCTGATTTTACTTATGTATCTGGAGGTTCTGGCACAATACTGACTGCAAACAAGTTAGTTGTAAGAGAAGGCGAAGATTATGGTATTAGATTAGTACTAGACCCAGCTACAACAAATAACACAGGTGAAATAATTGTTAAAGACAAAACAACAAACGAATTATTATTTTATAAAGATAATGTTGAATTTAACAATAGCTCTAATCTTTCTGTCCCTCTGATGAATTTAACAAGTGGTAATCTAACTGAAAGAACTTACGATATAGAATTTAGAATTAATTGTCAAGTGTCTGTTAATTTTGGCGCATTGAATCCTGCCTTAGTAATAACTCAAAACAGCACCACATTATTCAATTATAGTGCCTCAGCGTTTAGTTTAAGCTCAAATATTTTTATACAGGACTATATACCTAAAATGAAAGTTTTAGACTTTCTTACAGGACTTTTTAAAATGTTTAATTTGGTTGCTTATGTTAAAAAAAATAACTCTACAATATATGTGCAAACCTTTGACGATTTTATGACACTTGGCACAAGTAGAGACATAACAGAATATGTTGATATAAACCAAAGCACTATCGATAGACCAATTCCATACAATAGAGTAAACTTCAAATTTTCAAGCCCTGTAACGCAAACGAGTTTAAAATATGTAAACCAGTTTAGTCAAGTGTTTGGTGATTTAAGATATTCAGCACCAGAAAAATACGATGGACAGGAGTTTAATTTACAAGTGCCATTTGAAAGAACTATACTAATAAACCAGCTTGACAACTCAGGAACTAGAACTAATAACATAATTGCATGGTGGGTCGATGATGGTGGCTCTACAACACTAGGAAAACCATTTATATTTTTTAACAGAGTTATTGACCAAAGTGGTGGGAGTGGCTTTCCTATTACTAATGGAAACCTTACAGAATATAACGCTCCCTCAAGTGTTTCTAGCGACCAAAACCATACAATAAACTTTGGAGCTGAGTTTGATGAATTTAATGAAGCAGTAAACACAAATAGTTTATTTAGTAGATTCTATCAACAATATATAGAGCAAACTTTTAATTTAAAGGGTCGTATTGTAAAGGTCTCTGCAAATTTACCTGTGAGCTTTATTTTAAATTACAACGTAAATGACACTATTGTTATTAATGGTCAGGATTATTATATAAATAGTTTGAGTATAAATTTAGCAACAGGCAAATCAGATTTAGAACTTTTAGTCAAAACAAAAACATACACAAGTAGTGTACTAACATAATGATAAAAAATATATTAGAATTATTGCCACTTGTACAAGGCGAAACAGAAAACATAAGAATTGCAAAAGGCAAATATAAACTTCCAGAAAGTGTTAAGGAAGCATGGCAACGATTTAAGCAACAACAGAAAAACAAAAAATAATGAGTAAAGAAGTCAAAATAGAATTAATTGTTGATTCAGGAGAAGCACAAAAAAATATTCAAGATGTTAATGCAGGACTTGATAAAACTGACAAGAATCTAAAGCAAACAAACAAAACTGCTAAAAAAGGTAAAAAAGGTTTTATAAGTTTAGCAGGTGGGGCTAGAGTATTAGGAGCAGCTTTAAAAGCAGCAGGTATTGGTCTTGTTATATCAGCTATAGCAGGTTTAAGCTCAGCTATGTCAAACAATCAAAAAGTGATGGACACTTTAAGTTTAGCCACAGGAACAGTTACACAATTTTTTACTGATTTAGTAGCTGCTGTTACAGACGCCTTTACAGCAACAGAAGATTTTACAAGTCAGTTTGATGCCTTAGGTAGAATTGTAGGTGCATTTGTTACTGGTGTAGGTGCAAATTTTTCTACTACGTTTCAAGCAATTAGAGGTAGTGTTTTAGGCGCACAACTTGCTTTTGAAAAATCTTTTTTTGGTGGTAACGATGCTGATAAAATTAAAGAGCTAGAAAGTGGTTTAATAGATGTAAACTTAAAACTTGTAGAGAATGCACGAACTGTCTTAGATTCAACAAAAACTATTGTTAAATCAATACCAGAAGCTGTTGGAGAAGTTGTAAATATAACTACAACAGCAGCAGACGCTGTAACAAAAGTAAGTATTAAAAGTGCATTTGAAACAACAAAAAACTTGCAACAACTTACCAAAGAAGCAGAATTAGCAAAAGTGAAGAATCAAGGTTTAATAGAGGAGTTTGATAGGTTAGCAGAAAAACAAAGACAAATAAGAGATGACGATAGAAAAGGTATTAATGAAAGAATAGAGGCAAACGAAAAATTATTAGAGCATTTAGAAGACCAGAAAGAAAAGATGTTAGAAAATGCAAAGGCTATGAAAGCTCAAGCTCAAGCTCAGTTTGACGCTAATAAAAGTGATGCAAATAACATAAAACTTCAAGAGGCAAAAAACGAATTGAAAGCAATAGAAGCTCAAATAGAAGGTTTTATGTCTGAGCAAAAATCAAATGCTGTTGCTTTAGAAAAAGAATTAAACGAATTAGAAATATCTGGTTTACAAAATAAAGCAGAGTTACAAAAAGCAGAAAGAGATTTTAAAGCTGAGATGATACAAGATGATGTAAAGCGAACTCAAATGCTGATAGATAATCTTGCAATCGAAAAAGAATTAGACAGAGAAAGGTTACAATCAAAAATAGATTCCTTTCAAGCAGGAACACAAGCTCAACAAGATGCTCAACAAGAATTAGATTTATTTTTAGCAGAGAGTGCAAGAACAGAAAAAAAATTAAAAGCTGATTTAGTAAAATTTACTGACGCAGCAGATAAAAAATCAGCCGATAACGAGAAAAAATTACAAAAACAAAAAGTAGAAAACATAAGAGGTGCGCTATCCGATATAGCAAGTATCGTAGGTGCTAACTCAAAGTTTGGTAAAGCTATAGCTATTGTACAAGCAATTCAAGACACTTTTGCAGGTGCTAACAAAGCTCTAGCACAAGGTGGTATATTTGGTTTTATTGGAGCAGCTTCAGTAATTGCAGCAGGTCTTGCTAATGTAAAAACAATTACGAGTACTAAGTCACCTAAACCACCTGCAAGTTTAGGGGCAAGAGATACAGGAGAAAGCGCACCTGCGATTCCAGCAGCAGCTACAGCTTCTTTACCTCCACAATTTGATACAGTTGGAGCAAGTGGTATAAATCAACTAGCAGATGTTTTAGGAAACCAAGCACCACCAAGAGCATTTGTTGTATCAGGAGATGTAAGTACAGCACAGGAATTAGATAGAAATATTATTAGTAGTGCAAGTATAGGATAAACAAAATAATAAATTAATACGTTATACATATATGAGAATCGTTGAATTAATTTTAGGAGATGATGAGCTTACAGGAATTGAAGCTATATCTGTAGTAGAAAACCCTGCAATAGAAGAAGATTTTATCGCACTTAAAAGCGAAGAAATAAAACTTGCTGAGGTAGACAAAGAGAAGCGTATTCTCATGGGTGCTTTACTAATTCCTAACAAACCTATTTACAGAAAAAAAGGCGAAGAAGAATATTATATATATTTTTCAAAAGACACAGTATCTAAAGCATCTCAATTATACTTAATGAATGGCAATCAGTCAAAAGCAACATTAGAACACCAACACACGATTAATGGACTGACACTTGTTGAATCTTGGTTAGTAGAAGATGAGGTACATGATAAATCAAGAAAGTATGGATTAAATGTTCCTCTAGGTACTTGGATGGGCGCAGTAAAAGTAAACAATGATGATATATGGAACAACTTTGTAAAAACAGGTAAAGTTAAAGGTTTCAGTATAGAGGGTTACTTTGCTGACAAAATGGAAAGACCTAAAGAACCTGTAAACGACTTTGAGGAAGAAGAAGCTGAAGAAATGTTATCTGTAATAAGGTCTATAATAAAAGAGGACAAACGTTTAAAGGGTGGTAAGAGACGAGAACTCGAAGCATATAGCGATTACCCAGACGCAGTAAAGAACAACGCTAAAAGAGGTATAGAACTAAACGACAAAGTCAACAATAAATGTGCTACACAAGTTGGCAAGATACGAGCTAGACAACTAGCACAGGGTCAACCAATCTCCAAAGAAACAATAAAGAGAATGTTTTCTTTTTTAAGTAGAGCAGAGGAATACTACGATGAAAGCGATACAAAAGCGTGTGGCACTATATCTTATTTACTTTGGGGTGGTAAAGCAGGTAAGAGATATGCAGAGTCTAAACTAAAAGAATTAGAAGAACTGGAATTAGCTAGTATGGTTGTCAATGACGAGTTTGCAATAATAGACGACAGACTTGGATATTCAACACAAGAGAAAGCTGAGGAAATGGCTAAGAACATAGGATGCGAAGGTTTTCATACGCACGAGTTTGAGGGCAAAACTTGGTATATGCCTTGTGAGTTTCACATAAAAGAGGATATGAAGAAATGTCCTAAGGGTTTTAAAAAAGTCTATGGTAAGTGTGTTAAAATGGCTGAGGTAGGCGAAAGAGGTGGAATTCGTAAATCTCCTAAAGCACCAAAGTCAGATACACCAAATCCAAACCCAAAAGGCAAAGGAACAGCAAAAGGCGATGCCTCTACAACAAGAGGTGCTAAGGTGTCTAAAAAAGATGAAGCGACTTTAAAAAAAAAGTCTGACGAGTTTAACGAGAGATACAAAAAGAAATTAGGTTATGGTGTAAATGTAGGAATGTTAAAAGCAGTATTCCAAAGAGGTTTAGGTGCATTTAACGTTTCAAGAAGTCCTAGAGTTTCTAGTGCTTCACAATGGAGTTTTGCTAGAGTAAACGCTTTTTTGTACTTAGTAAAAAATGGTAGACCACAAAACAAGAAGTACACAGGCGACAACGATTTGCTACCAAAAGGACACCCTAAAAAACCATAATGGCTAGAAAAGTCGTTAATATATATAGAAAGAATAAACGTAAATCACACCCACATAGCAAAAATGCGAGTGTAGGACAAACAGGATATAAAAAACAATACAGAGGTCAAGGTAGATGAAAAAATTTGAAACACCAAGTAGAACAAGTCCAAGAGGAGGGCGTAGAGGTTGTTTATGTAAAGATGAAACCTATTCAGTAAGGTGCTGTAAGGGTAATATAATAAATCAAGGCATTGGTAAAGTATAAAAATGCAAATATAAATTTAAATACGTTATAGTAATATGAAATCAACAGAAATCTTAAACAAAATCAAAACTTTCTTAGGAGAGGAGATACAAGAAGAAACTCAACTCACTGAGGAAGTATTAGAACTAGCACAATTAAAGCTAGAAAATGGAACAGTATTAGAAGCTGATTCTTTTGAAGCAGGTAAAGAAGTTTTTATTCTTACTGAAGATGAAAAAGTAGCTGTACCAAAAGGTGAATACCAAATGGAAGATGGCAGAATGTTAGTAGTCGAAGAAGAAGGACTTATAGCAGAAATTAAAGCTGCTGAAGAAAAAGAACCTACAGTAGAGGAAGAAGATAGAACAGACGCTGAAGAAGAAAAAGAAGAAATGCAATACGTTCGTAAAGAAGAATTTGAAAATGCAGTTGAGGAAATCAAAGGCATGATTAAAGAGCTAAAGGAAGAAAAGAAAGAGAAAGAAGAAATGGCAGAGCAAGTTAAAGAAGAACTTAGCAAAACTCCTGCTGTAGAGCCTATCTCTCACAATCCAGAAGCAAAACAAGAATTTAAAGTAAAGTTCGGACAAAACAGGAAAGAAACTGCTTTAGATAGAGTAATGAAAAAATTAACCAATTAAATATTAAAAAATGCCAAATCCAACAATAACAAGTAGTAGTTATGCAGGAGAATTTGCAGGTAAATATATTGCTGCGAGTTTATTAACAGCAAAAACTTTAGATGATGCTGCGATAACTATTCTACCAAACATTAAATTTAAAGCTGCTATGAAAGTAGGGGCTTTCTCAAGTTTAGTAAGAAGTGCTGATTGTGATTTCGATTCTTCGACTTCAGGTCTTACACTTACTGAAAAAGTATTAACTCCAACTGAGTTACAAGTTAACCTACAGATTTGTAAAAAAGAATTACACGCTGATTGGGAAGCTGCTCAAATGGGCTTTTCTGCTTTTGATAATTTACCACCATTATTTTCTGACTTCGTTATCGCAAGAGTAGCAGCAGAGGTTGCAAGTGCAACTGAAACTTCTATCTGGGATGGTGCAGCAGGAGAGGGTAACTTTGATGGCTTTAGAGCTTTAGCTTTAGCTGATGGAACTGTAAACGATGTTACAGGAACAACAGTAACTTCTGCAAACGTAATCACAGAAATGGGAAAAATCGTTGACGCTATTCCTAGTGGAGTTTATGGAGCAGATGACTTAAACATTTATGTATCACAAAACATCTTCAAAGCGTATGTAAGAGCTTTAGGTGGGTTTGCTAGTGTAACTAGTGGTTCAGGTGCTACAGCAGGTGTTGCAGGTATCGGAGCTAATGGTGTAGAAAATAGAGGTAACCTATGGTATCAAGGTGGTGCTTTATCTTTCGATGGTATCAACATTTACCCATCATCAGGTTTTAGAGATAACTGTGCTATCGCAGCAAGGTCAAGTAACTTATTCTTTGGAACAGGTTTATTGAATGACAGAAACGAAGTAAAAGTTATCGATATGTCTGACATTGATGGTTCACAAAATGTAAGAGTAGTAATGAGATATACAGCAGGTGTACAAATCGGTGTAGGTGCTGACGTAGTTCTTTACGACTAATAAATAAATTAAATTAACATATAAGAGGGTGGGTAGTTTCTGCCTACCCTTTTTTAATACTTAGAAAATATGGCTTGTATATTAACAAAAGGTAGAGCTTTACCCTGTAAAACAGGAGTAGGTGGTTTAAAAGCTGTTTACTTTTCAGACTATGGTAGTTATGGTGCTTTGACACAATCTGGAGGAGAAGTTTCTGGGTTTGGTGGAAGTCCTACATTAATGAAGTTTGACATTAAAGGCACATCAACGCTTGACACGACTGTAACATCATCAAGAGAAAATGGAACAACTTTCTACGAATCAACTTTAGTTCTTAACTTAACATTCCAAGAAAAAGCAACATCAGAAGAAATTAAATTATTAGCAGTTGCAAGACCACAAATCATTGTAGCTGATTATAATGGAAATTTCTTTTTATTAGGCGAAGTACATGGAAATGAGTTAACGACTGGAACGTTTTCAAGTGGAGCTGCTATGGGAGATATGTCTGGTTATTCCTTGACATTCACATCATCTGAGGTTAATCCTCCATTATTTGTACAGAAATCTGTAATAGATGGTGCAACTGAGGGTACTCAAATAACACCTAATTAAAATTAATTTTGTATATTGAAGAAAACTTAGAGTTTTCATAATTTTAAATTAGTTTTGTTTTTAAAGGGGAGTTTTCGGACTCCTCTTTTTTTATACACAAAATCTAAAGTTTGTACGTTATATAAGTATGATACACTTAACAACATCTGCTTCTGCACAAACTATAAAAGTGATTCCAAGAAGTTATGCTAGTACAGTAAGTATGATACTGAGAGACGATTCGACAAACACCTCAACAACATACTCATCAATAAGCACATCAACAGATAAAAATTATTTAGTAGTATCAAAGGCTTTAAGTCCTGTTTTGGTTGAGGGTAGGTTTTATGATTTAACTTTAAAAGAGGGGTCGAGTGTAATTTATAAAGATAAAATCTTTTGTACTGCACAAACAATTAACCAAGCTAATAATGACAATTACACAATTAATAGTGGAGAATATACTATTCCAACAGGAGACGACAAGCATGATAACGATTATATTATAGTATGAAAAATAAATCAGATTTAAGTATTGTAAATTTAAGCACTTACACTTCCCCTGTAGTAAAGGAAGTAAGAGGTAAAAACTTTATCGAGTATGGAGAAGATAATAACTATTTCCAATACTTAATTGACAGATACAATGGAAGTCCTACTAACAACGCTATTATAAATGGTGTTAGTGAGATGATTTATGGAAAAGGATTAGATGCTACTAACTCAAACAAAAAGCCTGAGCAATACGCACAAATGAAATCCCTCTTCAACAATGATTGTACCAGAAAGTTATGTTACGATTTAAAATTAATGGGTCAATGTGCATTGCAAGTTATCTACTCAAAAGATAGAACTAAGATTGTACAATTAGAACACATGCCTATTGAGACACTAAGAGCTGAGAAATGCAACGAAAAAGGCGAAATAGAGGGTTACTATTACTTTAGTGATTGGTCAAAGTACAAGCGAGGAAACGAACTTAAAAGAATACCTGCATTTGGAACTTCTAAAGAGGGATTAGAAATACTTTATATCAAACCTTATAGAGCAGGTTTCAAGTATTATAGTCCTGTAGATTATCAAGGTGGGACACAATACGCAGAACTAGAAGAGGAGATTTCCAACTTCCATTTAAACAACATACTAAATGGACTTGCACCAAGTATGTTAATTAACTTCAACAATGGAACTCCAGACCCAGAGCAAAGAGAAATGATAGAAAGAAGAATCTACGAAAAGTTTAGTGGTTCAAGTAATGCAGGTAAATTTATTTTAGCATTTAACGATAACCCAGAAACAGCAGCAAGTATTGAACCTGTACAATTAAGTGATGCACACCAACAATACGAGTTCCTAAGCAACGAAAGTTCTAAAAAGATTATGGTATCTCACAGAATTGTAAGTCCTATGTTATTTGGTATTAAAGACGATACAGGACTTGGAAACAATGCAGACGAATTAAAGACAGCTTCTATATTGTTTGACAACTTAGTAATTAAGAGCTTTCAAGGACTTTTGATTGAGTCGTTTGATAGAATACTTGCTTATAATGATATATCGCTTAATTTATACTTTAAAACGCTTCAGCCACTCGAATTTGTTGACATGGAGAATATTGAGGACGAAGAAACAAAAGAAGAAGAAACAGGAGTTAAGTTAAGTAAAGAAGATGACTTTAGAGATTCTATAGCACAAGATTTGATTGACTTAGGCGAAGATGAAGAAGAACTTCTAAAAGACTTTGATTTAGTAGACGAGTCAGATGTTGATTATGAGTTTGACGATGAAATGGACGAATTGATTGAACAAACAAACAACGAAATAAAATTAGCAAGAGTAGGAAAGGCAACACCATATAGAGAAAGCGAACAAGATGGAAAAACACCTGCGAGTAAGTTATTAGGATTTACTTTTTTAGTTAGATATTATTACAGTCCAAACAGGGTAAAAGCTACATCAAGAGAATTTTGTAGAAAAATGGTAAGAGCTAAAAAGGTTTATCGTAAAGAAGATATTAAAGCTATGGACACTATAGCAGTAAATGCAGGGTTTGGAAAAAATGGCTCAGACACTTACTCAATATGGTTATATAAAGGTGGTGCAAGATGTGAGCATTATTGGTCTCGTAGAACGTATCTTAGAAAAGATGGCAATAAGAGTTTAGGTAAAAAGCTATATGATAGTGAGGCTAAGAGACGAGGGTTTATTGCACCTAAAAACGCTAAGAAAGTAGCAATCAAACCTAAGGATATGCCTTATAGTGGATATACAGCAGCATACGCAAAGAAAATAGGAATAAGTAGATAATTATGGCAACAGCATTATTCATATCGAGAACAGATTTAGTCAAGAATAGTATCATTGATGGAAATGTAGATACTGATAAATTTATTCAGTTTATCAAACTAGCACAAGAAATTGAAATAAGAAACTATTTAGGCACAAAACTTTACGATAAATTACAAGCAGATATTGCAGGAAGTGGTGTTACAGGTAATTATCAAACATTATTAAACACTTATGTTCAGCCAATGTTACTATGGTTTGCACAAGCCGAGTATATTCCTTTTGCTGCTTATTCTATAAAGAATGGTGGAGTGTTTAAGGGTTCATCAGAGAACGCAGAATCAGTAGTAAAAGAAGAAGTAGATTATCTAGCTAGTAAAGCAAGAGACAAAGCAGAATATTATACTCAAAGGTTTTTAGATTACATAAACAACAATAGTAATTTATTTCCAGAGTACAATGATAATTCAGGTGGCGATGTGTTTCCTGATAGTGACGCACTATTTAATGGTTGGGTGTTGTGATATACAAACCAAAACAAAAAAATATAATTAAATTAAAACAGTATTTAAATGGCAAATACAATAAATTGGGGAATAACATACTCGTACAGCTATTGGGGAAACGGACAAAATGACGTTAGTTGGGGAGATGATTATTATGTAGCCTATCTTACTTCTGATTTAAGGAGGAGAGCTACAACATACGAAAACAATGACGAAACAGTTAAACTTTTAGAAGAACTATAATGAATCATCCTTTATTACAAAAAGCAAGTATTGTATTGACTCCAACAGCTTATGGTGCAGACACTTTAAATTCTATAAAACCTGCTATACCTTTTGGAGACGAGCTTGTTGTTAATGGTAATTATAGAGATGGATTGACAGGGTGGTCAACACAAATACCAAGTGGGCAATCTGTTTCAGTAACAAACAACCAACTTAGAATAAATTATGATAGTTCAGCTACACAAGGTTCTACAGGTGTAAATCAGACTATTTTAACTGCTAATAAACCTGTGCGAATTATTGTTGATATAGCATCAATCACAGGTACAATTAGAATACAAGCAGGTGGACAAGTACAAGACATTAGTTCAACAGGGGTTCACACATTTGAAAAGACACCAACTTCAGCAATACTATTTATTGTGCGTTCAAGTAATAGCTCAAGCGTAGATGTTACAATCAATAGCATATCTGTTAAAGAAAAAACAGATGCCGACTTTGAATTTACAAGAGGTTCGACAGGCACAAGAGTAGGTGAAAGTGGTTTAATTGAAACAATCGCTAGTGGTAAACCTAGAATAAATTTTACTTCAGGTGCAGGTGCTTTGTTATTAGAGCCACAAATTACAAATCATTATTTAAAAAGTGAAGCATTTGACAATTTCTCAGGTACTATAAATTTAAATAATGCTACAAGTCCAACAGGTGCTACTAATGCAGCTAAACTAACTAAAACAAGTGCTTCAGACCAATTTTTAAATCTGTCTTGGAGTGGTACAACAATATCTACTTCAACAGCATATACAATGAGTTTGTTTGTAAAACATAATGGAGATGATATAGATGTAAGGTACGAATATAATAATAGTTCTGATTGGGGTGTAACTTGGACTGCTTTGTTTTTAGTTAGAGCTTCTGGCACTACTGCTTCTACTGTTACAAATTGCACTTCTAAAGTTGAAGATTTTGGTAATGGTTGGTATAGGATTAGTTGTACATTTACAACAGCAGGTTCGGTTTCAGCCACATCACCTGCAAACCTAGTTAGAATAACAGGGGGTGATACAGAAACAATATTAGTTTTTGGCGCACAAATGGAAAAATATTTAGCTCCAACATCTTATATACCAAGTTTAGGAACTGCTGTAACAAGGTCTCAAGATGTTTGTGGTAATGCAGGAAGTAGTGATTTAATTAATTCAACTGAAGGTACTCTTTATGCAGAGATAGATGTTCAAGCAATATCAGGTGGAACTTTTTTATCTTTGTCAGCAGGTAACTCAACCAATCGAGTTATATTTGGATTTATTTCAAGCTCAGGTAAATTCTTTATTACAGGGTCTGGTTCTACATCTAGTTCAACATTTTCAATAACTACAGGACAATTTAATAAGATTGCATTGACTTACAAAGCAAACGAACGTAAGGTATTTGTAAATGGCTCTAGTGCTTTTAGTAGTACAAGTTCTTTTTCTTTACCTACAGGACTAAGTGAATTATCTTTTGATTCAAATGGTACAGGCTCACAAGATTTTGAGGGTTCAGTAAAAACAGTAGCAGTATTTAAAGAAGCATTAACAGATGCAGAATTAACAACATTAACAAGTTAAATATGAAATATAATTTTAAAAATAGAGATGAAATGGTAGCTATGTATAATAGCATACAAACACCACATTCACATGGAATAGTTTTAGATGGTAATTCTATTGTTATTGAGTGGGATGGCAAAGAGCCAGAAGCGTGGAAAGAATACAAAGCAAAAAAGAAGAATGATAAAAATAAGTAAATACGAATTTAATTCTGAAAGTCAAGCAGATAGTAAGATTAACGCTTTGCCAGAAGAAAACAATCATAGTGTAGTAAAACTAGGCAATATTGTTTTAGAACAAGGAGAGTATGATAGTGAGGGGAATCAAACAAAAGCACCTGTTTATTCTACTAAATATCATGTTGACGTTCTTTGGAATGGAAGTGAGATACAAGAAATTGACGAAGAAGAAAATATAACTTATGACCACCCACATGGTTGGAAAACTTATGCTATTGATTTAGAGAGTGAGGGTGTACATTCTTTTATGGGGGTATCATATCAAGAAAATAAAATGTAATGAAAATAGGCGAAGAAACAAACGTAACGTTAGATTTAAAAACTATAGGAATAATTATAGGTGGTGTTGTAGCTATTGCAACGACATATTTTACTTTATCAAGTAGTGTAGCTGCAAATACAGATGATATAGAAAATTTAAAAACAGATGGAGTTTCAAGTGTAGAATTTCAATATAAAGACGAGCTAGTAAGAAGCACTATACAACGTATTGAAGAAAAACAAGAGGTTATGAGTGATGATGTAAAGGAGGTTAAAGACCAACTTTCTAAGATTGATGAAAGATTGTATCAAATAAGTAAAAATAAATGAAATGGATTGTAACGGGAATTGCCCTTTTTGTATCGGTTGTTAGTTCTGCTCAAATTGAGATTGTTCAATATAGCGCAGAGTTTGTAAAGTCAAACGAAATATCTTTAAAGAGTTTTAGATACGACACTAAAACTTTATATATGTCTAAAGCACAAGACAAATTCAAAGAGTCAGACGTTAAGTATATACCCACTATTATATTATTTTATAATGGTGAGGAAGTATATAGGGTTGAGTCAGGTATTAGTTTGAAGCTACCAGAAGATACTATAGAACAAATAGAAGAACAGATTGATGAAATAATGGAAAGTAAGTTTTAATGAAATACTTTCTTTTATTATTTGTTAGTTTATCTTATGGGCAAATAGCTGAGGACAAAGTATTGCATTTTGTAGCAGGTAATGTAAGTGGTAGTACAGGTTATTTGATAGGAGATTATTATTTAGATAAACCACAGCTTTCAGCAATAGGTTTAGCTTTTGCAAGTGGTGTTTTAAAAGAAACTTACGACTATTCTAGGGGTGGTAAGTTTGATAGTGAAGATTTACTAGCTACCACAATAGGTGGAATAGTAATTGTAAAAATAATTAGTTTAACAAAAAAAAGTAAGAATGAAAAAATTAATGACAATCTTATTCGTTCTATGCGTAAGTTGGAACGTCAGCGCAAACGAAAAAGATAACTTATTTAAAAAGATATATAAAGAGTTATTTAAGTATAGTACTATTTATGTTGCAGGAGATATAGACAATCCTAAAGAAAACCCTAAAGATTATTTTGTAAGAACAAACCCAAGTGGTAATTTATATGAACCACCTGTAGTTGTTGATGGTACTGATTATTACGACTTTGATTATCGTTATGGTTTTGGGATTCGTAAGTTAGCAAGGTTCGATTACGAAATCAAAGGTAAACACTACTACGATGGCACAGAAAACAATATAGGACTTTCAGCACCTAATTCTCCTGTAAGTGGCTTAGAATACACCTTTCACTATGAAAAAGAAAGAGCAAGAGACGAAGTATATATAAACCACAGATACTTTATAAAACATAGTGGCAAGTACCATATGGTAAAACTAGAAAGTAGAGAGCAAGGCAGAGTTGACTTTAACTATAAATCGGCAGAAGTAAGAGCTAAACTACCAATAGGTAAAAAGTTTAGTTTAAGCGCAGGTGCTATGTATCGTACACACGAAAGACCTTATGGGTACAATCCAATAGAGATATGGCTGAATGAAACTAACGAGCAGGGTTATCCTGTAAATTATTGGTATCAGCTTGGTTACAATTATGGGTTTTCTGACCAATGGGTTACTATAGATATTGATGGAGAACAAGTTTATGATTATTATTGGTATGACCCAGAAGGTAACGTTGTAGCTTATACAGATTTACAATTTAGAGATACAGTATTTGAAAGCCTTATAAATCGTTATAATAACGAGCAATGGGATTTATTAGACCCTTTTGGAGTTGTATCTCCTGTAGTCGGTTTTGACTTCTATCATTACAAGCGAAACTTCTGGCTACACGCTTACGCTTCATACTTATTACCTTATCACAAATATGTAAAAGGAGACGTAGACTTTAGCTATCTTAACAGAAATAATTGGGGTCTAGGTGGACTGAGACAAGACTCCGAACATGAACAATGGGAGGATTACCAAGCAGGAATCAGTTTTGGTTGGAAACTATCAAAATCTATTGGGGTGTTTGTAGAGGGGGAATATACTAAATTTTGGGATTCAGAAATATATAATAGTTCGGTAGGACTTAACTTTAAATTATAATAATATGTGGAAATTAACGAAACAATATTTCATAGATGTATGGACTTATCTTTGGAGTAAAACAACAGTAGACGAAATCATTATAGCTAAGGCAGAAGAAATAAAAGCTAAGGCAGAGAAAATAAACGATATAATAAATGAATAAGATAAGCAGACATATTTCATATAAAGAAGCTGTTTATAGTGCTACAGCTAAGCGTAAGGGTATAGAGAACGTCCCTAATGACGACCAAATCTATAACATGAGAAAGGTAGCCGATTATATATTTGAGCCTCTTAGATTGTATGTAGGTGGTGCTATAAAGATTACATCATTCTTTAGAAGTCAAGAGCTTAATGCTGCAATAGGTGGTGCGTATAAATTAGTTGATGGAAAAAAAATTCAGACTAGCCAACATTGTAAAGGTCAAGCTATTGACATAGATGATGTTTTTGGTCATAAAACTAACTATGAGATGTTTGAGTACATAAGAGAGAACCTAGATTTCGACCAACTTATATATGAGTTTGGCACTAATGACAATCCAGATTGGGTACATGTCTCATATGTGTCAAAAAAAGAAAATCGTAACAGGGTTTTAAGAGCTATAAGAAAAAATGGCAAAACAAGATACGAATTATTTTAATGGACTTTTCTGTA